GGTAGAAATATCTTCTGTCGTACCTCCACTTAACCAATTATTAAGTACTGTCTCAATTTCTTGAGTCGACTTAAGACGATACATGTCATCAAGGTCTGGAATAGCGTTAAGCCACGTCTCGGTTGTCTTCGAATCCTCGTGTAGCTTCGTCGGACGACGAGCAGGATCGACATTCGTATCGTTAAATTGTTTACCAGGTTGTTTTGTGATTGAAACCTTCAGGTCAAACCCTTCTGTCGGAGATAAAATATCGCCTACATCTTCGTCAAGGAAAAATCCAAGCATTCGTTGATAAACAATTTTCCCAAAACTCCAAATCTGAACGCCTTTATCCTCTTCACCGCGAACGATAACAGGAGCATAACATCTCATCTTCGGTTGCAACTTCTTGGCCAGGACACGATCATCCGGCTTGCCGCTGCTATACAGCTTGCGGATCAAGTCATTAATTGGGTCTGGCTTGCCGAACTGGTTTGGTGCCAAAAGGCCTGCATTTTCACCGATGTAGTAGAACCATCGCTCTGCAAATGGTTGCCCATCTGCTGCGTTCTTCCATGGTAGACATCGAATTTTGTGTTCACCTAGAGACGGTTTCCAAAGTTGGACCGAAGAGGTCTTCTTCACACCGCTGAGCTCTGCAACACGACGCCTAATTGCTTCTAGATCAATAGCCATTTTATTTTCCGTTTCCGTTTCCGTTTTCCTATTTTGTGGCAGGAATACCTTACCTGCTCCATGCAGGTGGTTGTACCCTACCACTTAACTTTATTTGTGTTCAAAAGATAAATTCACGACCAACCTGGTTTCTTGCGTTTCACTCCCTTGGGGGATTTTCCAAGAGGCAACACAAGCTGTGCACCAGGACTTCCGGCGACTCCGCCAGCGCTGAACTCATCCAATTCCTCATCCTCTTCCTTATCCTCATTCCGTAGAGATTTTCCGCCATCTTTGCGAACGAGTTGCGAAGCTGCAGGTCTGTTCTCTTCTATGATTTCAGACACTAGCATCTTAATGTAATCACGAAACTCGTTGTTCATAGGATTAAGTATTATTTAAGGTGTCCAGTCGCCACCAACTTTTTCTTGCATGGTGGAGATATAGTCGGCCGTCATCGTCGTAAAGACCAAGGGACTCGTCTTCAAACAGTACGGCTTGTTCTCGTCGAGAACGAAACCATCGTTGAGGAGGATGGAGAGGTATTCGTCCATCTTCAACTTCAGACCAAATGCCTGGCACATGTGGACGCTACGCTGAGGTGTCGACATGTACTGCATCTCCTTATTGTGCTTGTAGAACTCACCCAACTTCTCACGGTGCCAATCGGAATCCTGCGGGATATAGTAGTCTGTCACAGTGCCGTCATCGTTCGCGAGGCCGACCTTACCGATGTCGTGGAAGAGGCAGCTAATTATCAAAGATTCCTTAGGAATTTGCCAACCATATGTCTTAACCAGCTTCATCGCATTGGAAAGGACCCGAAGCGAGTGCTCGACGAGTCCACCGACCATACAATTATGAAAATCCACCCTAGAAGAAGCTGGGCAGAGTGCCAATTGTTCTCCTAATGAATCTACGAGGTTTAATGCTGATTCCGATCTATCACCAAGCTTCTCGCACAATGAACGGTACTTGTCAAAATTAGCGGCAATCTCTTCAGGGGTCAATGACATAATGATACATCATAATGATCGAGAAAATAGTGTACAAAAAATTACCTAGAAATTTCTTCGATTTTTAGGGGAAAGACCTGATCATACCCAGGAACGCTTATCTTATCGGTCTTCATCACGTCCTGGACTCTATCAGGATGAACGTCCAGGATCAGAGCATCGTGAAGGACGAACAAGGGCCTGATGCCGTTTGATCCCAAGGATTCAAAGACCTTGCTGAATCCCATGAGAGACACATCGACGCCGGTGCTCTGAGCATAATAGCTGACAAAGATGTTGTCCTGAGGTTTATCGATTGTCAGCCTACGACCAAACCTATTGGTGATGTATCCTACGTCTTCATGTTGGGCTCGAAGCTTTCTGATGATCGATTTCGTGTCGATGTATCCCTCAATCTTGCGAATCACATCGATCACCTTTTCTTCAGAAATCCCTAGATGAAGAGCGACGGATGACCTGGATGATCCATACAAGACGGATAAGACTGCTGCCTTCACGAGATCTCTGGGCATGTCTCCGAACTGTCGAGCCAACATACCATACAGATCAAACTCCTGGCAATCATTTCCTGATTCGTAGAGTAAGATCCTAGCCTCGAGAGATGAGAAGTCGATAGACATGATCTTTCCTCCTTGTACAGAAGGCTTAATGATCGATCTGTAGTCTTTCTTCAGTAGAAGGATGTTCGGACCTGACTCAACGATGAGACGACCTGTCACGGTTCCAAAGCGATCATACTTGACGGGAGATGCATATCCTCCCGCTCGAGGCCTGAATGACTCAACGACATGACTATTGATCGCTGAAGATGAAACGATTTCCGCGACTCTTGAACCATCGACCTTCGCAGGTTTAAGAGCATTGAGGATCCTGTTACCAGGAACCCATGCATCTTCATAGTATGTTGTTGAGACGTCAAGGTGACTCTGCACATACTTCACGATGTCATTAAAAAACATCTTGTATTTAGAAGGTGGCAACACCATCGACCACGGAGGGGATGAATCTGGGGCTATATGCGTCATCATCTTGAGGTATGGAAGAGGAGGCGTTGGAATAGAAGATGACGACACCAAAGACAGCTTTAGAACCGTGTCCCAGCATCTTTGAGATTCGTTCTTGATTGCACCGCTAAGGTGCCAAACATCGGGTGATGAGCCTTCGATCCATGTGTATCCGTCAGATGACATGAGAAGGTTCTTTTGTGAACCAATCAGCGTAGAATCAAGCAGAACATCCACGATGACATAATACCATTTACACTGTTCTTTTTTCAAATGCAACATCAACGACGAACGTTTCGTTGTTGTTCATCCCCCACTTCACTCACCAGTGTGGCGAACCTAGAACTAAACGTCTTGGAACTCTCATATGATCCATATGCATCATAGAAAGAGAACTTGATCTCAGAAGTAAACTTTCCAGGTGCAAAGTTATGAGTCAAGCCAGTCACGTTGTAGAGGTTGTCGATCGTCGTGCCTGTTCCTAAGTCAACAAAGAACTGTTGCATATAGTTGATCAGAGGACATCCCAACGTCGTCAGCGTCAACTGACCTGGTATGACACGCAGAGGAAGACCACCTTCACCAGCTCCAGATGGTTGAGCTGGATTTGGATCGTTTGTGGTGGTTCTTAGCATCATGATGGTGCTGAGGAGAGCATCTTGATTTGAGGTATACGAGACGTTTTGAACAGCAGTGCCGTTCGAACCTATGAGGATTGTCGGAACGAATTCGGCGATCTTGTTTTTTACCTTTTGGAATGACACGGGGTTTCCAAAGTCTAAGACCTGGACCTCAATTCCCTCGTATCCTGCTTCATTTAAAACCTTGTTCGTCGCATCACCTGGATTTGGAGATCCTGCTGCTGCCTCCAATTTTTTTGCTAAAGATGTTTCCGCTGCTTGTTTTGCAGACTTCGCAGCTGCCTCGGCTTCTTCATATTCACGCGTCGCTTTTTTCTTGGCTGGATTTCCTTCTGGAACTTTTCTGGTTGCGTCATATGCCTGTTTTTTTGCCTTGAGGTTCGCTTCTGCTACTTTCTGTTGCTGAAGGACGGCTGCAGACAGTTTTTGCGCCTCATCCAAGACTTTCTTATATGCATCAGTTGATACTGACGAGAATTTGCCCTGGTTTTGTCTCATGATCGTCGCGGCGGCCTCATGAGGAGTCGATGCCTTGTCATAGATGTGGATTCTCATGATCTTTCGGATGTCTTCCATCCGACGACCTGATGTCGCAATGTTTGCCGCTGTCTCAAACTTAGTTAGAAGATCTAGGTCTTGAACGTCAGGCTGACCATCCTCAGAAGGCTTCGATCTATCATACGCAGTCTCAATGTAGAAGTCTATCGTTGGCATCGTGAACGAACCGACATTCCCAAAATTGTCTGTCACTGCTTTTTGATATGCTTGTTGCGTCTGGTCTGCTTGAGCAAGAGCGTATTTTCCTTCTTTGAATTCAAAGAAATTCGATAACCCATAAGCTCTGTGAGCTGTCTCATTAAACTGTGAATCTCTGACGAGCTCCAAGAAGTTGATGACAGACATTCTTTCACCCTTCTGTTCTGTTATCTTGTTTGTGTAAGATTTTTGTAACATCGCCATGTCTACGGGAAACTCAGCTATGTTCATCGAGGCAGCCATGCCTGCTTTGGAATTGAACCTGTAGAACACCACTTGAAATTCATCAATCAATCCATTGATACCTGTAGATAGCTGCTGGAAGTAATTTATGAACACTCTAGCAAATGATGTTTTACCAAATCCATTCCATTCCCTATCATCAACCGCCTGTTGGTATGTACCTGTGATCTTTTGAATTTCTGCAAGGCGATGGACGGGATTTTTTCCAGGCATGCCATCGGCATCTAGCTTATATTTTCCATCAAAATAAGTGAACATGTCATCACCGAATGTTTGCTTCAACGGAGTGAATCTTTTTGTAGCAATGTCTTTTGCAATTTTCTCAGCGGCGGCTGCGCCGGCCGGCTTTGAATCTTTTCCCTGACCTGGTTTAAATAAATTATCAATATTTTTTATAGCTTCTTGAGCCTCGGGGCGCTTTCTTCCTTGTAGCGCTGTTTTCAAGGCAGCAAATTCTTTGTTATATGCAGCAAGATCCAACGCGGGAAAGCTTTTATTGTTTGCAGCATTGATCAACGCGGATCCTCTGACATCAGCACCACCGACGTTATAAGACTTAATTCCAAGCTGGACCAAGATCTCTGAAAGATCTTCCATATCTTTTTCAACCCGCTTTTGATAGTCATCATACGCTTGGCCTATGCTGTCTGTCGTCACCTCGGCTAGCTCAGCAGTTCCTTTTGTGAATAAGCTCAATGTGAGAGTCGCAACGCCTGCGTCATCGATCGCTATCGTTGTGTTTCTGATTCCGAATGCCTCACGAACCATCATATTTTCGTTGATAAACTTTATGTAAGGATTCTCAAACCCGCCGACGTCCTGTTTCGGACCGCGCCACCCATATGTCATCCAGAGCGTCGCGGATTGATATAGCTTTGGATTGATGAAATCAGCGATCTCAACGATTCTAGATCGATCGAATATCTTCAAGGTCAACGTTGCGGTCTTAAAAGACATGAGTCCCACAGCCGGAGCCACGTTGACAGTGAACCCGACGATCGTACCGAACGGTAATGTTGGATTTCTTATCGGGTTATACCGCGTCACCGTCGCATCAAAATCCATATTGAGAAGCGTCTGCGGAAGCAAGAAAGTCTCCATGCCGCTGATCATTTGGGTCTCAACTGTTTTTACGGGAGTTGGAGTTGGATTCGTCTGAGGTCCAGCAGGCTGTGCCGGCTGACCGCCTTGCGTAGATCCTCCTGCGGCCGCGGCTCTTTTTTGTTCATTTTCTGTTTTTGCGCTGCTGTTCGGCGATTTTGCCGTGAGCGTTCTTAAGATGGATCCGTCATACATCAACGCATTTGCAGTCGAGTCTGCTATCTGTTCGGATGCGTCCATCAAAAAACGAAGAGGTCCCATCGTTAATCGAGGTCGACTCGAGTCTTCTGCGACTTTTCTGTTTAGGACGAACTTCGCATCGACATACGGAACGCACTGCGATATCAACATCGTTGGTGAGTAATTGATGAAAGAATCGACCTTCTCAGATCCGCGAAGCTTCATGTCAATGATGGGTGTGTCGACCAAGATCATCGAAAGCTTGGCCGTCTTTTCCAGGGTGTCTTCCTTGCGTTTTCCTATCATGTTTCGAAGCAATTTTGGCTCAACCTTATCAGTAGAGGATGGTGCTCTCGGCGTCGCCTTTTGAAATGATGAAGGAGCAAGATAAGCAGAGTTTCTGCGGCCTTCGGGCCCTGAGTAAAAGTCTCTTATCTTTGCCTCGAGCGGGTCTTGGTCATCAGGATTCCCATTGTAATA